ACGCTCAACGATCCAACCCAATGCATCGATCAACTTCCAATTCAATACCGTATCGCTAAACACGCGATCAAGTTCTGCTTGGCACAACTGGACGGAGGTTCGATCGTTCTCTTGTAAGAATGAGCGTAAAGGCGCTGTCGGTGCAGCAAGCAGTGCGGTTTGACTGCGACCAATCAAGGTATAGGTATCTTGGGCAAACTTGCGAGAACGTCGTCGATTCTCAAGCAACATTTGATGTTCAGTACCATTCACTGTAATTTTTAAAATCACAGGCTGTCCATTGATGGGTTCCAGTTTGCCAATCTGGGATGCCGGTACGGTCAAACTATAGGACCAGCACCAGCAGCTGCGATCGGTACTGTAATTCCCGTCATAGACTTCAATCGCTACGCCATTGTCGAGGCGTGTCACAGATAAACTATTCAATATGTACCACCAATTACGATTTGGTATGGCCATGGTTCAATCGGATGCTTACGATAATGGATAGATTTGGCTTTATCCCAAGGAATTTCGTCCTGTGTGACCAGCTCTAAGCCTTTGTCCCAATCAAAGCTAAAACGCTTTTCAAAGACATGTGCGACCTGATGTGAAAACGAGATATTGCGGCGTTTACGGATCATCTCCTGATGAGTCAATTCACGGTTCAATCGAAGCTTAATTGATTCCTCAAAATACAAATCACGCGCAATTCGAATCTTTAGATTTTCTTGCCAGCGCACACTCTGGTTGCGACTGAACTTCGCACCCTGGTCAAACGCCGCATGAATGGATTCAGATAACGTCAGTCCACGCTGAAAGCCAATGTCACTGCCATGACTGATCACTAATCCTCGATCAAAAAAAAGAGCCTCATTTAAGACTCTTAAAATTGATTTAAACCAAGGTGTTTCTGTGTTTATTAATTGATGCACGGCCTTCTTAAAAACATACTGAAATCCTTTAGACACACCTAGAAGATGATTAATATCAAATGAGCCCAAGATTCGCGGACTTAGTCGGCAACTGATTGGGATTCTTGATCGGCCATGATTATCAACTGGACGTACATTGATACCACTAGCTCTAAACTTAAAGGCGGTTTTAACTTTAATCTGCGCAATCGAAAATGCAGTCTCACCGCCAAAATTTAAAGCTACGTTATGGCTATCAATTGAGCCTTGCTCGTCTTTAAAATTTAACTCAACATTGAGTGCATCGGGTGGTGTGTAGTTCGACATTGACCACCTCTATTCTGGTTCAATAAATATCGCATCCAGTTGCTGGGTAGACCCAAGTACAATCTCATAGCTATCTAATTGAATTTCAACACCCATATCCAAATCGATCACAGGCTGACCTGCTGAATTGAATAAACGCGCCCAAGTTGCAGTAGCAGTTTTAATCGCCATTGCTGCATTACTTGGGTAGAGCTCAATTGAATTTTCATTGACTTGCTTTACACAGGGATTAGGTAAAGTCAAAGTAACCAGTCGTGCCGATGGATCAGCAGCTACCTCTTCAGATGCCGGTCGCAATCCATCGTAATACACCATGGTTGCATGTTCCTCCCCCTGATCTAAGTTTGCCGCCATTGCCTGTAGCATGGCCATTTTTACAATATGTGAGGGTTCTGTCATTTCGGCACCACATTATCTTGAATAACCGCATTAAATTGGTTTTGAGGGTGGTGTGCCACTAAAAAGAATTTAGCTTGCGTTAAATGATTGAATACATAATTACCCGCATTGTCTGTCAAGACATCAGCGATCATTCTGCCACTTAACTTTTCAAAAAGACGTACACGACATGGGATAGGGATATTTTTTTGTTTAACCGTTCCTTTTATGGATAACCCTTTATCTAGTGCAAATATTATGTCATCAGCCCCACGAGCAATTACCGGACTTAAATTAAATAGCATTACAAGTCTCCAATTTTTACAATAACCTGCCCTTCAGAGCCACTTGCGAAAGAGTTAATTGCAATATATGCGGATCCATTGTTTTCAATAATGGATAGATTGGTATAGGGTTTGTCTTGAAAAAGCCAGTAGAAATTTGGCAGTTCACCGCGCACAATATCACTTGTAGTTTCTTTAAAAAATACAGGGAAGAATGGAATTAGATTAGCGATGGACTTATCAGCAATATGGTTTGCGGTGCCAGAGTATATATCCCCAGAACTTGTTCTCACCATCGCTGAGTAGGCTCTAGCTGTAATGTGATTTGCATCTTGTTTAAAATTACGCTGAATTAATGTTGCACCACTTGATGTTGTTGCACCTAGCCCAGTAAATTCTCCGCGATACCCCCCTGTTCCGGCAGATACGTATCTTGTCATTGCTGATAAAAAATTATTTGAATTATCGGCACTGAGAAATGAATTGAATGCGCCAAACCCATAATTAGAATAATTATTTATACCTGTAGCAACTGCAGGGAATATGAAAAAATAATCAGAATTTCCTGCAAGTACCCAGTTTCTGCTTCCAGACGCTGGCGTTGCCGCATCCGAAATAGTGGTTGCTAAAGATCCAGCAGCATAATACCACTTTGCCCAACCATTGATTGCGGATGTCCCACTACCAGTCCCCACCCAGTTCTTATCAGGATTTAAAGCATCGTAGGGGGCTTGCACTCCAATCAATGTGTCTATGCTTACCATATCCTCGACAAGTCCTACTTTGGCAAATTTAGCATATGTAGCTGTGTAGGCTGGATCCAACTCATCAACAACACGTAAAAATGGTCTGCTCGGTAGTAACATATTCTTCGAGCGATAGGCGGCTTTACCTCCTCCTGCTGCATTTGCGCTACTAAAGGGCTTTTCCCATCCTAGTGGTGGCAAAGATGCGGTGATTGTCCCTGTGGCTGTTGTTGTGCTTGGTGTACTTCCTAATTCAAAAGTCACACTCGTTGCATTTGGTACCGTTAAAATTCGATGCTCACCGTTATATTCAGATTGATTCGCACCAGCAATTTTTAAAACTTGGTATTGAAGTAGATTGTGAGCGGTGCTGAATACCGCGGTCACCGTAGTACCAATTGCAGTCAAGCTAGAAACCAGTCCGAGACTAATCCCATTAACCAAGCATGCATCCAAAACACCAATCATTGAACCATAGGCATTTTGCAGTTGCGGCGCGTTGTTATTGCTATGTACGTAAAACTTAATATCTGTACTTGCGACCATTTTGATTACCCATAAAAAAGACCGCCGAAGCGGTCATATTTGAATTAAAGCTTACGCAACCCGGTCAATGTCACCGCGTAGCATGATTTGGAATGAGTCAGACAATACCGTAGGTTCTGATTGCTTAACGGTACGAATTACCCAGATCGGATGATTGGCTGCAATAGTATTAAAGCGCAGCACATTACCACTTGCCCAACCATTGCCCCAACCTTCCTTTTTGATGGTGAAATATGGCGCATTGGTCACTGGATTGATTGGTTCGCAGTCTTCAGTCGTGACCCCTGTACCAATCTGGCCAGAAGTTTCACCAATGATTCGAAATGAAGTATTACCTGTAAAAACAATCGCCCAACGCTCTTGAATATTGCCCTTATTTGTAACCTCAATCGGATAAAGTGTGTCGTTGTAGTTGGCTGATATGGCAGCACCAACCGCCTCATCTTTCCACAAGTTATCCCATGTCGATTGCACAAACTTTCGGGTATAACGCGCTTGCATGTCGCCAATCACCAGTGCTGAGCCAACGATGGTATGAGCTGGATCGTAGTTGTGTGTTAATGGCTTGGTGAAAGTCACTTGGCCATTGATTTTGACATCACGCACCAGCCCCATATCTTGATAACGGTACTTAGCAGTCAGCGGTCCAGTCAGATTACCTAAGGCAAAATCACCGCTTAAAGTCACTTTGCCGTAGTCATAGTCCACTGTGTACAGATCAAATGGAATTTTAATGCCATCGACATCTTCAAGTTCGCACCAAGAGATCCGTGCATCATTCAATGGGTAAGTTTGGCCAGCAATATAATCGGGTAACTCTTGTGATTTACTCGCACTCACAATCCCAATTTCACCCGAACGGAAAATCGGTACTCGGCCATCAATCGGTAAACGCACTGCAGATAAGCCCAATAACTCTGCATCAATCGGAATATAACTGTAGCCCACTGCACTATATTTGATGGTTTCAGGTAAGACTATGATGGGCTTGTGAATCCACTGCTTTCCGTCTTTGGTATATTCC